TAAATTCTTACGATTAGATTCAACAATCTTACTCTTAATAACTTCTGACTTAGATGGGTTGTCTACACCATACCTCTCTAGACTTGTAGCTTTGATTTTATCCTTAACTTCCTCTGCTTGAAAAGAATACTCAACACCATACTTTTTAAGATTTGTAGCTTTTATCTTTTCTTTAACAACTTCTGATTGTGCAGAACATTCAACACCATACCTATCTAAATTTGTTTTCTGTATCTTAGCTAGTACCTCTTTAGACTTAGCAGGGTTATCTACACTATATTTTTTAATAAATGTTTCTTTAGCCTTAGCTGACCTATTCTTTTTAAGTTCATCACTTAATAACATTCCTCTAACAAACCCATCAGGTATAACATCACCCTCTTTAATTTTTCTAGTGATAATACCATTATTATAGTAATGTCCTTTACGAGTATCTTTAACTTTAGGTAATTTTACTTTTTTCTCTTTTTTAGGCTTATCTACTTTTGGTTTTAACACCTTACCATTAGTAGTACCATATCTCTCTAAATTTGTTTTCTTTACTTTATCTTTTTGAGATTCAAGAGTCTGAGGATGCTCAACACCATACTTTTTAAGATTTGTCTCTAACATCTTATCATACACATCTTTAGATTGTGCTACATTAGAAACACCATACTTCTCTATTGTAGTTTTAACCCTTTTAGCATTACTTTTAGCTTTTTGCTCCTCAGTACGTGGCAACATTCCAAGAACAAAACCCTCAGGTTGCTCACCCTCATAGTATCTCTTAGCTATCACACCATTATTATATGTTCTTTTACCTTTACCACCCTGTAAATTAGGTTTATCACTCATCAGACTCAACTCCATGTATCCTATTTATTTCACATCGAACAAACTCTTCATTTCCATCTTTAGGCTCAATATCGCCATACACATCATAGATAAGTAATAACTCATATAAAGCCCTTAAATGCTCCTTACAACTATTACAAAAGACATCACTACTAGGATTCTCACAACAAGTACAATACTGATATAAATTGTTGTTGAGTAAATAATCTATAATTCTAGGTTTATTAATCTGCATAAGTGGGAACATCATAACCACATCTACACCCCTATACTCTTTATTGAAACCTTCAACCATACTTTTATAATATGGTAGATGATATACCCTTGAATCTCCATCTAATGAACCATTCAATACTATATTCATATCAGCACCACCTATCATATGTACTACTGAATTAATAGCATTAATAAATATTAAATCATAGGAATTTTCACTATAAGCATATTCTTCTAAAGCACTGAATGAACTCTCATAAGTAACTAACTTTACTATTTCTTCATCTCGATTAATATAAGAAATAAACTTTTTTACATGATTTTCCTCTAACTTAACTTTCCCATCATTTAATAGATTACTTTTAACATACAAAGCATACACTGTCTTTATAGTATCATATTTCTTCTTAGTATTAACTACCATATGTAATAATGCAGTAGAATCAAATCCACCAGAGAACAACACAATCAAATTACAACTCCTATCACTAGGAATACCACACAATATACCATCTTTAGCTAAAATATTTTCCACAACTTAACTCCTTTTATACAATAAAATACTATATCATAATTAAATTATAGACTATTCGCATGACAAAAATCAACAAAAGAAAAAGAGGTGCAGAATTAACTACACCTCTTTGAATGGATATATTATTTAGTTTTGTATTTATATACAGTCATGTTTACTGATGACTTTTAGCTTAACTATCAATTAGTTAGCAGCTACTTGTTTATTATCTACCAAAGTCAAACGATGATACATATATTTATTTACTGCTTTTTTGGCGTATAGTGTACAGAACCCACGTTGTGCTTTGAAGTCTGCATCAACCAATAATTGACTTGCGAATAAAGGCAAGTATGGAGCATAAATATAGCCAGCTTCGATGAACATTTCCTAACATTTTAACTGACTATTAAATTAAATAACTAACATATTTCTTGTTAGCACTGACTATATCATAGTTATTACCTTTAGGTTATCAGTAATAACTCCCTGCACTTCGGAACTTTAATCCCTACTCTACTCACTTAAAAGATGTAACCTATAATAACCTTGACCGAGTTACCAGTCTTACTTTACATCTCTGTTTTCGATAGTCGATGAACCTCATATATTTTATCTTTAAATGTGTCTATATTGACTATATCATCCTGTGTAATATACATTATATTACGTCCACATGAAACAACAGAACTAAACTTTAATTGATTTACTTCTAACTCTATTTCATGTTTAGGCTTGACTTCTAAAATTAAATCTAAATCCCTAAGATAAAAATCTGGATAATAATTATGAGATTTACCATCATTAGTAAAATATTCAAACTGTAAAGTCTCATAATCCCATTCAATATCTAAACTATCTAAATACTCAGAAACCTTAACTTCCCAAGAACTAGCAAAAATCATAGGCTCACCATTATCCAAAATGCGAACGCTTCTATGTTTTCTTACCTTACTACGATACTCTTTAGATTCCCAATTTAATTTACCTTGACGTGATTTTCTTTCCTTTTCACTTTCAAGTAATTGAGCCTTTTTCTGAGCATCTATAATACGATTTCTTACTTCTTGTTTCTTCCAAGTATTCTTTAATGTTTTAGACTTCCTACTCTGTAAATCTTTATCTGACTGCACTTCAAGATGAATTTTATGCATTTTATCTTTAAATTCACTAGAACTCCACATTCTCTTTGCGTTCTCAGATGTCTTAGCTTTAACATCATCTCTATTACGTACTACCTTCATCTTACTAGACATTTTATTTCTATAAGACTCAGATACTAAATCTACATTAGGATATTTAATTTTAAAATCTTTAATCTCAATACCATGTGCCTTTATATGTGATGTCATATTCATTAACTTTTTACCACATATAGGACACTCAACATAGTCTTTACACATATAAAATTACACCCACCTTATATGTAAATAATACAACATATAAGAGAAAATGTAAATATATAAGGCTGCTGATTGTACATTTCATCGTTGTGGAGTGCTAACCCACAACTCATACTGTTAATTTTTACACTTTGGTATAACAGTCTTTAGCACGTCCCAGCAATTCACAGGGTTTTACAAGGGCAAAATGTATCAACTAAGCAATACTAACTTGCTTACCCTTAGCACCTACCAAGATTTCATTATCAGGGTAGTATGGATTTTTATATACTTTATATTTTTCATCCAAGATACCTACCAAGTGTGGGCCACCAACGATACCATTTGTAGATACACGTTTGAAGATTTCACGTACTTGACCGATATTTGTGTTCAAGGATTCAATGTATGTAGCGGCATTTTTACCACAAATAATAAATGTAGCTTCATAGCGTTTAGTGTTACCAAGAATTGTATTGGACGCATCATTGATAGCATTAAACAATGTAGCTTCATGTGTTTTTACATCTTGACCTTTATACTCAGGAAGTTTATTCCAAGTAGATTGGCTACCAGCGATTTTTAACAAATCTTGCATACCTTTTGTTACGAGTATAATCGTTTCCATTATACCCTTCTATGACTTTCACCATAGAGCAGACTATATCTTTATGTACTTACTTAAACGATGCTTAAAATCATCTATAGAACATATCCAATCTTCATCAACATAAGTAATTATATTACCACTATCAATTACAGACTGCAATTTAGCTTTGTTTTTATCGTCTAACTCAAAGTCTTTAGGTTTTACCTCTAAATAAACATCATGTAAAGGAAGATATAAATCAACAATATAATTTCTAAATCTTCCATCATAGTAATATTTGAATACTTTTGTTTCATACTCAAATTTAACACCCAAAGAATCTAAGAACTGGCAAGCTACCTTTTCATAAGAACTTCTAACATATAAAACATAACCATTTAATTCACATCTCACATTCCTATCCCTACGAGAATTAACCCACTCTGGACAAGACCACAAACGTCTAGAAACTTCTGACTTACGTTTAAATTCAGCTTCAGTACTATTACCAATATGCTGTCTCTCACGCATCCAATCTCTTTTATTTTCCCACAAATAATTTAAAGTTTTAGACGGATTAAGATTTCCACTCTCATGCTGTTTCCTAGCTTTAGCACTTCTAAAAGATTTAACACTTTCTTTAGAACCTATTGCTAATCCAACATCCACTCTAACCTTTTGTAAATACTCACTCTCTGTAGGATAACCTTTATAAGTATTTCTAAACTCTTCTAATGTGATATTATGTTTTTTAACTAGATGATTATTTGTTATCATCTTATATTTCTTATGACATATAGGACATTCTATATGTAATTTTAAACCATCTTTTGTACACATCTACCATTTCCATTTAAGGGATTCTCACCCACTCACTAGAGCCGTACTCCTTTTGATAATTCTCATTATCTACTCACAACTTTTGTTGCTTTCGGATAGTCGTTGAACTTTTCCCTATTAAGGACTTAGCGGCTGATTATCCATTATTACAACACTTAGGACTATAATTATACCATATTATAGCTTTTATTTCACCTTATGTCATCTAACTAATTTTTTCTGCTTTCGCTACTATCACGCTTACCCTTATTTCATGATTACGTTGTAGTTTAGTTAGCTTTAGGAACTTCCAGCAATTAAATAGATTATTTTTCGCACATATCACTATGTACGGAGACTATGTATTATTTAAGCTACTAACAACATAATAGCTTTATCTACGTTAATCTCATTGTCAATTTCGTAACCAATTTCACCACTCGTAGCTTTTAGAATAACTGTATCCATATCTAAGCCGAATGACATTTTTAAATCGTATGCAACCTAATTGTATCAAATTGAATTGTATTTAATGAAAGTTTAACAATTCAAAACTCATGCTTTCACATGAGAACAGACTATATCTTTACCATATTACCTATTGTAACTTAGGTACTCTACACTTCGGCTATCTTTCATAATAACCTACACCCATGTCTGGGTTAGTCGTTGAATCTTTGACTACATATACTTACTAATAGCTTTATAAAAAGAGTCTTTACTGTCTAAATTATCTTCTGTTATGAAAATATAGTTATACCCGAGAGCAATACCACCATCACGTTTTGCGATGATTTTTCGATACTCTTCATTATGATTTTTAATAAACCCTTCTTTAAATTTATACTTAGGTTTAACCTCTATAATTAAATTATATTGAGGTAAATAAAAAATCAACTACATGAAATAAACTAAAACCATCAATCTTATACTCATATCTAATACTTTAATACTCAAAAGGAATATTTAATTCAACTAAGTAATTAAAAGTCTTTAACTCTAATGAACTCCTCAAACACAACACTTTATCACCATAAGTAACATGCTTCCATATTTCACCTATAGTGCCACAAGTTAATGCCATTGAAGATAACTTAGACATATGTAATTTCTTATCTGGTCTATTTTGAGTATCTCTTATCTTCTTAGATACCCTCCTTTTATAATCTTCATTAGACCATTTAACTCTATTCCCATTAGCTATTTTCTCTTTTATATCTTCCCTATTTTGTGTAATTTTTAATGTAGCAGAAACTCTATCTCTATAACCTTCCTCTTCCCACCTATCTCTTGTATCTTC